AACTTGGTAGCCAGCGCCCCTGTTCGTGATGGTGACGGATGTGACCGCTCCACCAGAAACAACGATGGTTGCCCTTGCGTTTTCTCCAGCGCCAAGAGTCAACGGCACGTTTGTGTAAGTATAGTCGACGTACCCTGATCCAGGGGTGATCGCACCAAGCGTATCAATGTTGCTCGTTGTGATGGCGGTGACCTTCGTATTCGTAGGAATACCCGTGCCGCTAATCACCTGACCGACTTGAACCTGTGTGTTGTAGGTGCTGAGGTAGATCAAGGCGCTTGTATTAACCAGCGTCATTGTCTGAGTGAAAACCACCTCTGCCTCGCTGGCATCCCAGTCAGCCGCCACGGGAAACGCAAACACCTGCGAGAAATACCCTGCAGATATGCGGGCACCAAGAGCCTCTCCAGCGTCATACCAGACGTTCTCCCGCACGTTGTAGATGATCGCATCAGTGCATTCCGTCGCATCCCCACGAGGGTAAAACCACCAGATCTCTCCGAACCTCGGAACTTTGGTCACCCAGACCTTTTGGCGTTGGGCGTAGTTCAGGTTGTCGAAAAAATAATTCTGGTTCATCGTGTTCGGGATCTCCTTCACCACACCGTTGTAGAGAAGAAACCGGTCAACACCGCACCAGTAATAGATGCCGTCGTACTCAATAGCCGACTGGCTCGAAAGGATGGAAGACTGGCTGCTGATGATGTCGTACCGCCAAAATTGCGGGGGCGTGCCCGCACCACCGATGTAGGACACTCGGATCAGGCTGTCAAGGCTCCAGAACAGCCCAGAAGGCGCGTTTGAGCCGCCCCTGACGGGTAGCCCTTGGACAACCTTTCCGGTGGCTACATTGGTCGCATTGGCGTCAGGAGACACCCAGTCGTTGGTGTTGCCAGCCGAGCAGTTTTGGATCAGCCCGTTGTTTCCGTACACGAACAGATAAGGGTGCAGGGACACAAGGCCCCCAGACACCGAGATGTTGTTGTTGAAGGTCAGCGTTCTAAGACCACTGCCGGTCGCCGCGTTGGAGATCACCACCTTGGTGTACAGCCCAAGCGTGAATACCAACCCAGTGGTTGCATTGACGATGGTGGTGATTGCCGCGCCGCCACTGGTTGCCGACAGGGTGAAGGTCGTCGAGTAGTTGGTGGCGATGATGTAGTACGTCGTGCCCGATGTGAGGCCGGTTGCCTTCGGAACGGAGAACGTCAGGCCCGTCAGGCTGTTGGTGGCCGTGCTGATCGCTGACCCGCCGATCTCCCGCGACAGGGTGAACGTAGAAGTCCCGTTCGTCGCCGTGATGTAGTACGTCGCCCCGGAGGTAACGCCCGTGAAAAGCTGCACCGTGAACGTCAGGCCGGTGGTAGTCCCGGCAGTCGTCGTCAAGGCCGTCCCGCCTGGGGTGGCCGACAGTGTGAACGTCGAGGTTCCATCAGTTGCAATGATGTAATAGGTGAACCCAGAAACAATGCCTGTTGCAGTACCGGTCAAAGTTCCAGAAACCACTACGGCTTGGCCGATGAACAAACCATTCACAGCCGTGCAGGAGCATTGCCCAGCCGTTCCCGTAACCGCTACAGCAGCCAAGGCGGTTCCGGCTTGCGTCCCTGTGACGTACACCGGCTGGTCAACGTACAGGCCCGTGGTGGCCGTGCAGGAGAATGTTCCACCCGTCCCAGTGATGGCCACGCTTGCCAGCGCCTGAGAGCCTTGGACGCCAGAGACGGTCACCGACTGGCCAACAAAAAGCCCAGAGGTTGCGGTGCAGGAAAGCGTTCCGGCAACTCCAGTGATTGACACCCCGGCCAAAATATCGGAGGCGTCCACCTTCGACACCACGGTGGTGCTTCCCGGTATGCCGGTTCCGGTGACGGTTTGACCGGCCCCGATCAATGAGTTTGCCTGCGGCAGTGTGACCGAGGTGGTGGAGTTCAGGTATGCGCCAGTCTCTTGGAAGACGCCGATTTGTGACATGGTCAAACCATTGATGTCACCAGACAGCACCGGGGTGTCTACCGTGCTGTCGATTGCAGCAAGGTTCTGCCCTGGGTGGGCAACGATGGCCTGGACGCCAGCGCCCGTGACATCGTAAAAACCATCAAACTGCCACAAGTTCAAATTTGATTGCGTAAAGTTTGACAGCGTAAAGTTGTTGGCGTTGACACCAATACCGTTGTTGTCAATCACCAGCGACTGAAGACCGTTGTTGTAGCCGCTAAAAATTGTGGTCAACGAGTTTTGCGGGTTGACCCAAATGCCCCTTGATGGGCCATTCAGGTTGCCTGATATCACTCGGTAACCGCCCATCTTTCTGGGTCGCCCACGCTGAAAGCGTACCCACTCGCCATCGTTGTAGACGGTTTTGTCGTACACCGTGCCATCCCGCTGGATGCCCGGCAGCGTGTCAACTGAGAAGACTTTCTGTCCCATTTAGAACGTACCGCCAGAAACGCCGCCAGTGAAAATACCAGTCCCCGGCACGGTCACCCCAGTGGCACTGAGTGCAAGCATTTCAATACCCAGAACAGCAAGCCCAAACTCACCCGAACCGGGTCGGAAAATACCAGTATTTGTCTCTGACCCAAAGTTTAAAGATGGCGCACCAGCCGTACCATCAACAAGAGAAATGTTTGCCGCGCCCGCTGCAATCGTGGTGGCGTTAAGCAAGTTGACCGAGTCGCACAGCAAGATCACCTGCTGGCCTGCGGGCACACTCGCAGTACCGCCGCCAGAACCTGTGGTAAACGTAATTGAGTAAGGTCCTATGCCTCCATTTGTCTGGTTTGTGATGTAGTACACCTGAACCGTCTGGGGAAGGGTTACCGTGACGTTTGCTGTGAGTGTTCCGGTGTACTTCTGCACCACGTTTGCCGCTTCAGCCGATGTAAGCGTGTAGGAGCCAGAGACCACCGCTTTTGTCAACTGAGTAAAGTTGAACTCCGTGTTGCGGCCAAGGCCAACCGTAAAAAAGGCTGCTCCAGAGCAAACAATGATTGCAGAGTCCCCAGGCTGAAGGGCAATTGAGGCCAGTCCGTTGATCAAGCCAGAGGCAGGCGTTATCGTAAGAGTTCCAGTCCCGCCGTTGCGGATCATGAAGAACCAGTCGTTGCCCAAAGTGGAGGCTGAAGTAATTCCGAGAGATCCAGATCCGCCCGTCCAAACGTAAGACGCAGCCCGGTCAGAAGCGATGGCCGTGTAAGTGTTTGAAAAGGTCTGAACGGTGTGGGATTGGTTCAGGGTCGTTGTGACAGCTTTTAAGCCAAAACCGGCAAGGGTTGCCGCATCAGCGCTTGAGCTTCCAACACCAAAGGAGATGATTCCCCAGGTGCCAGCCGTGTTGGCGTTGGTGGTGATGTAGATGTACTTGGCCTCGCCGGACGCAACAGAGACTATGGTGTTGCCAACATAGTCAGCCACCGTGAAGGTGGTCGCCCCCACGTTCCGAATCAGCGCATCCTGGCCAACAGATGCCTGATTTGCCGGGGGCATCTGAAGCAGCAGGCTGCCCGCAGTGGCCGTGACGTTCATGATCCTTGCGGCAGCATTGTCCGTGTCGCTGCCGTTGATCGGCCATGACAAGGTTGTGGTGACGCTCAGGGTGATCGCACGGAACGAAACGTCCGTCGGCTGGATCACATTTCCGCTGAAGGGCGAGGTAAAGCTCATTATGAATCCCTTGCAATTGCCTGACGGTCAGCCACCCTGGTGAGGTTTTCTTCCTTCAGGACTTGGATGATGCGGTCATAGTTACCCTGCCACATTGGCATGCGCTCGTCGTTCTTGAGAAACGGCATGGCCTGCAACAGGGAGCCATAAAGCAGCGCCTGGGGGGCGTACTGCGTGAACCAATTCGACTGGTTGCTTGAATCAAGCGGCTGCACGCGCTCGTAGTACAGCACCTCGTAGGCATAAGCCAAAGTCGGCGTGGGACCAACCAGCCAGTGCTCGTAATCGTAGTCGCAAAAGAACTTCGGCACATCCGTTGACGCAGGGTCTGGCCAATATTCCCGGATGTACTCGTAGGTGCGCAGCAAGACGGGCTGGCGCTTGCCTGCCACTGTCACGTTCATTGAGACCGTCTTGCGCCATCTCGCAGGCTTTGCAATGACGTTTGCGGCCTGAACCATGTTGCTCGTGACCACCACCAAGTTGCCGAGAAATTTGATCTCAGACGCAATGATCTGTTCCGCCAGCATGATGAACTGGGGGATTTTGTCCAGAGTCTGCTGGTCGGTACGCTCCAAATAAGTCTGGATGTCGTCGACCAGCGAGTCATACGTCATTACGGCGGCGACTGTCATGTTGTTCTCCGTTATCCGACGTTGCGCTCAAAGTGCGGGCAATCAACCAGCGACTTAAAGTAATAAGTTACTGAGCTGTATTGCACGTTCAACGCCCTCGCAATGGCCGCCGTTGATGCTCCGATATTTTTCATCTTAACTGCCATTTCCTTTTTTTCCTCCGTCATTTTGTGACGGTCAGAATTTCTGGTATTTATTGCGTGGCTGACGTATCGAAGGTTCGCAATTTTGTTGTTGGTCTTGTCTCTGTCAATGTGATCGACCACAAGGCCGTCTGAACACTTTGACAGAAATGTAAAAGCCATCAGCCGGTGAACAAGCAAGGTGATGTGCTTGTTTTCAACCGTTGTGTTGAATCTCAAGTACCCATCTTTGTCTTTACGAGTCTTCAACTCCCGGCCTTTAATCTCGCATGAATATGAAGATCTGCCTCTTGAAAAGCTGTGCTTGATGCGGTCTTTTGTAAAAACCCGACCGCATCGCGTCACAAGAAGATGATCGTACATGGTTTGAAATTTCTCAAGGTGAGACTCTTCTAAACTCTGGTTTTCCATCTGGGCCTCTGGAGAAGTGTGGTGTGTCCACCAATGTTACCCCATTGCCACCCCATGAGTTAGCTTTATTCAACGACTCCCAGAATGCGCCCAGCGGAGCGAGCATTTGCTTGTCCCAGATTATCTTCCCGTCCTTGAAGAAGTTCAAGTCAATGGCGCAGCGCTTGAGGTGGATCGAATTTAAGGTCTTGGAGCGGCCCGTCTTGACGTAGATGGCCTGCTGCTCAGGGGTGCGAGACAACTCGCCTCCAGTGACCATCCAGCCCTCTTCTGTGGCATGTTGGATCAGCTTGCAGGCGTCCAACAGAAACGCCGCTTGTTCTTGGCTCAGGCTCATTTGTCACCCCCTTTGCGCATTTCCATGACCTTCTCAACGGTGCGGCCACCAAAGTAGGCAGTCATCACCAGCATGCCCCACTGGCCCAGCAGCGCGACGTAGGACTCTTCCACCTGAATGCCAGCAGCACTCAGACCGGCAAAGACCACATAAGCGGTCAAAAGATAGATTAGCGTGCCTGGGCGGATGTTCTTGGACAGCCACGAGTCGGAGGACATATCAGCCTTCCAACGGTCGCTGATGTTGTTTTCTTGGTTGGCCTGAGCCGCCAGCAGAGCCTTGAGTTCTTCCTGCTCCAGGCGGGCCTTTTCAATGCCCAACTCAAGCAGCCGCTCCTCATGGTCGTACTGGAGTTGGCGCAGCTTGCTGACCTCCTCCGGGCTGGGGTCATCGGAGATCTTGATGCCGAGCTTTTCCTCGACTACCTGCTTGCCCTTGGCTTGAATGGCAGATGACAAAAGGCCCAGACCGTTCTGGGCCAACGTACCGAGCAGTGACGCAACGATTGGAATCATGGTTTACCCCTTCAGGTCAAAACTTAAGTTGGGGTGACGCGGGTACTGCACAACGCGCTCACCCTCTGGGCACTTGTACTTGATCGTCGCAAGCAGAGTAGCCTTGCCATCAGCAATTTTTTCTTTTTGCACCATCGTGAGTTGGTAGGTGAAGGTGTCAATCTCCGGCCCCGCTGGGCCGCTGAACTTGCTTGCCGTGGTGGTGGCTGCGTGGATCATCCCCGCAGCGTCTCGGATACTGGGCGTAAAACTCTCAACAGAGCAGTCGTCGCGCTTCTTGATCCGCGCAACGGTGACATTGATGGGCTTGCCGTGTTCTGCCGTGATCTTGAAGTTCTCAGGCGACCACTCAATGATGGCGCGGTCAAACCAGCCGAACTTGTCGGCCAAGGTGTAGCTGCCGCCCAGCGCAGCAACGCTGGCAGCAACGGCTCCAATAGCTTTGGTCAGATCAATCATTTAAGTCAGTGCAACAGTTGCAGTGCGCGTGGTTCCATCTGAGCCGCGAACAGAAATGCGCAGGGTGGAGTTGTTTACGATGCTGAAGGTCAGAGTTTCGTTTACTGTCAGCGTAGCAGCAGTGGTGTTGACTTTCTGGATCAGGTTGCCAGAAGTGTCAATACGGACACGTTCAGTTGCACCGGTAATAAAAACAAGTGCGTTAGAGCCTTGCGTTCCAATTGCAAAATTATTTGCAAACGCTGTATCAGAAAAAGTTGACCCACCTGTTCCTATAAGGCCAACAGCAGCGCCAGATGCGTTTTGCGTAATGCGTATTATGTTGGCCTGTGCAGTTGATGTGCTGGTGTTCGTAAAACTTGCAATATACGGGGTGACTCCGCCAGACGTTGTCTCCACATCAAACTTGTAAAAAGGCGAGGCCACCCCAAGGCCCAAGTTTCCGCTGGAAAAGGTCAAGCCCGAACCGTTTGCAAGCGTTCCCGTACCAGACGCAAACAAAACGCCACCAGAGGTGTAGGAAGTCAGATTTGTGCCGCCTAAATTAACGGGAACGGTGGTGAGGCTGATTGCGGGCGTTGCACCGCCACTGGAGACAATTGGCGAAGTTCCCGTGACGCTGGTGACGCCCCCGCTACCTGTGGCTGCAATCGTTATTGAGCCGCTTCCATTGGTGATGGTGATGTTTGCGCCCGCAGTCAGGGTAGTTTTGGTCAGGGTGTTGCCGGTTGTATTGCCAATCAGCAACTGTCCATCGGTAAAAGTGGTCTGCCCAGTTCCGCCCTGGGCCACAGTGACTGCTGCGGCCTGCTTGATCAACTTACCCGTGACGCCATCAAACGCTGCCAAATTCCCATCTGTCGTCGCTGAGGCTGGCCCCACCACATTGCCCAAAGCGCCTGCAGCCGACGCCAGCAACGTCACCACGCTGGAACTATTCTTGTAGTACAGCTTGCCATCATTAAAGTTGAGGGCCAACTCCCCATTTGTAAGGTTGCCCGCACTTGGCGCAGCAGCCGCAGTGCCGCTGCTGTAAAGCTGGATTGGGGTGAAGTTTGGTGCTGCCATGATTTTTCCTTACTTATCAGCCTTGTTGTCGAGCTTGTTGAAAATCTGCTTGCAGATGTCCTTGATCTCGTCAACGTCTCGGTGGTAGTCGTCCTTGCTGACGTATGCGCGAGGCATCTCTCGAACGTCCTTGTCAAGACGTTCGATGGCCTTGGTGATGTTGTTCAGAACCCAGCCGCCAAGAAATGCAGCAATCCCAACCATTGAATTGAAAATAAACTGCGCGTCCATGCTGGGTTCCGGTTAAAAATTATTCGATAGCAGGTTCAGCAGGGGGCTTGGCCTCTTGCTGGATGGCATTTATGAGTTGGGCCACCTGTACGAATGGCTGACTGCCAAGATACTGCAAGATGCCGTTGACCAACTCAGTTGAAAGTGCAATTTTTTCCATAAAAACTCTCCGTATTGTTGCCGCTGTCAGGGCCAGCGGTATGCCCTTCCATCATTATGCTGCGGCCTGACGCAGAGGCTCAAGATCTTCGGTCGTCCAGAAGTCCTTGGCCAGCATGATCTGGAGGTGTTCCTTGTTCCGACGCACGCAGTCGGCCCATTCGGCATCGTCCATGCCTTCGGGCTTCCCGGCGTTCAGCAGATTCACCGAATCCATCGCGGCGCTGTAGTGGCGTGCGATCTCTTCGGCGGTGGGTTGGGTTGTGATTTCAGTCATGTTCAAACTCCGGGGGTTGGGGGGTTAGGGTCATACGGTTGGGGCGACGGTTGGCTCCAAGCGTATGTGGCGATGTTGAGGTAGTAAGCCTCATCCAGCACCGTGGATGCCTGCGGGTCGTTGGGCACAAGGACGCAACGCCAGTAGGTACTGGAGATGACAACTCCGTCCTTTAGGACATCGGTGGTCTTGCGGACGCCAATGCAACCGTTGGGCTGAATGTCAAATTGGGAGATGTAGGTGACTTCGGTGAAGGTTGACATGATGATTTTCCTTAGGTTTGGTAGATGATTGCAGCATCCACATACTTGCCAGAGAAATTGGCATTCGTGTAACCACTGCCGCTGAAATTTAGCGGCACCACGGTGGTTGTCCCGGTGTTGTTTGCAAGCGTAAATGCGCTGCCCACATCCGAGAATCGAATCGCGCTGCCCTGCATTTGTTGATTGCCTACGATTGCTGAGTTGAATGGCAAGCCACCAATCTCAGCGGTTGATCCATTCGATGTGGACGGGTATCGAGCGCGGAAGGTGGCGACAACAAGTCTGCCAACCTTCGTGTACATCCCGGCTGCTTCAGTGAAAGTAAGCCCTGCACCGCTTGCATCCGTCGGCGTCCAAGTCCCCTCCTCATAGTCATCCAGCGTGTTGGCGTTGGCTGATGCGGATTGGGTGGCGGGGAAGGTGATACCTGTGCCTGTTGATACGGTTCCACCTTGCAAGGCAACTGATTTGCCAGAAGTTCCAACTGTAAGGTTAACAGCGCCAGCAGAGTCTTTAATTTGCAGGCCAGAGTCTGCACTTCCTACTGTCGCCAAGTAAGCCGCGTTCCCTCCATTTTTTGTTATTCCAATAACCTCCGTAGCGGATGTTGAATCAAATATGTGAGGATTACTTGATGACCTTGCACTGATTGCGCCTGCACCGGGGTCAGTTGTATTTCCAACAGAAAAGCCACCAGATGCAAACAGCGTCATAGCAGACGCTGGTGCAGTTCCCGCCACCTGGAAAGCGTCGGTGCTGCCAGCAGTTCCTGCGCCCTTTACGCGGAATGTGCCATCGGAGGAGAACCTGCCGCGTTCTGTATTGTTGGTGCGGAAACAAAAATCACTTGTAGAAAGTGTTCCAACATATGAATCGTTGTTGCTCCCGTTTTCCAGCATAACAATGCCGCCGCCACTATTGGTTATACGCACTCCTTTAGTGCCATCCACAGCGGCTGCTGCCACAACAATCGCCAAATTTGCATTCGGCGAAGTCGTCCCAATACCTACATTGCCTGAAAACCCGTCAAGAAACATTCTTGTAACTTCACCAGCACTAGCGGAATTTGTGATGAGCGCCAAACACGGATAATTGCCAAAAGAAGGACTATTCTGCTGTCTAAGAATTACCCTGTTTTCGTAAGATTGCGCAACTGGAGTCTGACTAAATTCAAGTTGTGGAAATCTGTTAGTTGCAAGTGCGGCTGAACCATGGTAAATCTTTTGCCCAAAGTTGGCATCTGCGGAGCTATACAACTCTAATTTTGCGGATGGCGAAGCAGTCCCCACCCCCACATTACCGCTGGAATTGAAGATCAAGCTAGACGCTGGAGCAGACCCACTCAACTGAACCGCGTCCGTGCTGCCAGCAGTCCCTGCGCCCTTTACTCGGAATGTGCCGTCGGAGGAAATACGGGCGCGTTCTGTGCTGTTCGTGCCAAACACCAAAGCCGATGAAGTTAATACAGTTTGTATTGTTAAATCGCCAACACCCGCTGTTGCTTGGTAGCCTTGAAAAATCTGAGCGCCAAGTGTCGTGCGGTCGTAGAACGTGAGTTGAGCAAAATTGTTTGCATTTGAAGTCTGCAAAGAAGCCTGACCACGGAATGCTACGTTGTCACCTACTGCGTGCAACTTAGCCGCAGGCGAAGCAGTCCCCACCCCCACATTACCAGCAACAGCCAAGCCGTTTGTGCCGATGCCTGCGTAGGAGGAATATC